TGATTAAGGAGTACTACGTGAAATACGAACATACTCCAACATTTGCAACATTGGAACAACTAACGAAGAGTGAAATTTCCTCTCCTATGGCTCAGAAAATGGTTTTTGACATGTTAAAAGATGTCAAAGAAGCGCCAATTGAAGGGTCAGACTTTGTTCAAGAGAAGTCACTTAAGTTCTGTAAACAACAAGAATTACAGAAGGTGATGGGTAAAGCTCAGAAAATCATTGATAAAGGTGATTTTGAGTCTTACGACCACTTGGAGGAGATGGTAAGAGAAGCTTTACAAGTTGGTGAGGTGGATACAGGTACCTCTGATGTATTCTCAAATTTGGATATAGTGTTGGATGACGACTACCGTCACCCAATTCCGATGGGAGTACCAGGTATTGATAACCTTATGAAAGGTGGATTGGCAAAAGGTGAGATTGGAGTTATCTTGGCACCGACAGGTGTTGGTAAGACGACATTCTTAACAAAGATTTCAAACCACGCATTCAACTTGGGTTACAACGTTTTACAAATTTTCTTTGAGGACAACCCAAAGATTATTCAACGTAAACACTTCACACTTTGGACAGGTATTCCACCCGACAATTTGTCTAATCACAGAGATGATGTGATGGCAAAGGTTAGAGAAATCAAAGAGAACACGAAAAACTCTTTGACTCTAAAGAAGTTACCGTCAGATACTATGACTATGAATCAAATTAAGAATCAGGTCAGAAAGATGATAGCGGAAGGGAACAAAATTGATATGATTGTTGTAGATTACATTGATTGTATCACACCTGACAAAAACTTGGGTGATGAATGGAAGAGTGAAGGTTCTGTGATGAGGGCTTTTGAGGCGATGTGTCACGAGTTGGACATCGTTGGATGGACCGCGACACAGGGTAACCGTTCTTCAATATCATCAGAAGTTGTGACAACCGACCAGATGGGTGGTTCTATTAAGAAGGCTCAGGTTGGTCACGTGATTATCTCGGTTGCAAAGTCTCTTCAACAAAAGGAGATGAACTTGGCAACCATTGCAATTACTAAGTCTCGTATCGGAAAAGACGGTATTGTGTTTGAGAATTGTAAGTATGACAATGAGATGTTGGTTATAGATACTGAACAGAGTATGACTTTCTTAGGTTTAGAAGAACAAAGGGAAGAGAAACAGAGGGATAGAATCAAGGAACTCATGGAGAAGCGTAAGCAACGTGAGGGACAACAAAACTAAACAATAATAAATTATGGTAAATTTTAATACTATGAACAGTAAAGAAACTCGTTATGTAATTAAGAGGAGTGGTGAAGAGGTAATCTTTGAAGCGGAGAAAATCAAATACGCGGTACTGAAGGCGATGCAGTCAGTAGGTGAGGTTGATGATGAAATGGCTGAGAAGATTGCGAGACTCACTCGCAAGGGAATCTTCAGAGATGATAAAGATAAAACTCCACATGTTGATGACATTCATGAAATGGTTGAAAACAAATTGATGGATAATGGTCTTAACGACGTGGCAAGAGAATATATCGTGTACCGTGCAAAACACAGACCTGATATTTTCTCAAAGAGAACCAATCTTAAACCTTATGAATACCCAAATCTTAATGAGTATGTAGATGCTATCAGACACTCATACTGGGTACACACTGAGTTTAATTTTACATCAGACATCCAAGACTTCAAAGTTCACTTGGATAAGAAAGAAAAAACCGCGGTAAAAAGAGCGATGTTAGCAATCTCACAGATTGAAGTTGCGGTGAAATCATTTTGGGGTGACATCTACAAAAGGATGCCGAAACCTGAAATTGGTAATGTAGGTGCGACATTCGCAGAATCAGAAGTAAGACACGCTGATGCGTATTCTCATTTGATTCAGTTGTTGGGTCTTAACGCAGAGTTTGAAACTCTTATGGAAGTACCAGCAATTCGTAGAAGAATCAAATACTTAGAGAAGTCTATTTCAAACTCAAAGTCAGTAGAAAACAAAGACTACTTTGAGTCTGTAGTATTATTCTCTATGTTCGTAGAAAACGTATCGTTGTTCTCACAATTCTTGGTTATGTTATCATTCAACAAACATAAGAACATGTTGAAAGGTATTAGTAACGCTGTTGAGGCGACATCAAAAGAAGAAAATATCCACGCAGAGTTTGGGTTTGATTTGGTAAACCTTATCAAACAAGAGAACCCATCATGGTGGACAGAAGGATTACAGGAAGACCTTATCAATGCGACTATGGAAGCATTTGAGGCGGAAACAGAAATTATAGATTGGATTTTTGAGGAAGGTGATTTGGATTTCTTGACGAAAAGTCAGACTATGGAATTTATTAAACATAGATTTAATCTATCATTAAACTCTATTGGTCTTGAAAGTATTTTTGAAATCAATGAAGCATTGTTGGAAACGACTGAGTGGTTTGATGATGAAATTCTGACTACAAAACACACAGATTTCTTCAACAAAAGAAGTATTAACTACAGTAAGAAATCTAAATCAATTACATCAAACGATTTATTTTAACAAAAAACATTAACAAAAAATGAACGATAGAAAACCATTTGAATGGATTAACGAAGAATCAATTACCTTCCTACAAAGAGGATATCTTAGTGAGGGAGAGGAACCGCTTGAGAGAATTAGAACAATCGCAGACCACGCTGAGAACCTTTTAGGTATTGAAGGTTTTGCAGATAAATTTTATGACTATATGGGTAAAGGATGGTACTCACTATCATCACCTGTATGGGCAAACTTCGGTAAGAAGAGAGGTCTACCAGTAAGTTGTTTCGGTTCTAACATCGGTGACAACATTGAGTCAATTCTTTATACACAAGCAGAGGTTGGAGAGATGAGTAAGATGGGTGGAGGTACCTCAGGTTACTTTGGTAACATCAGAGAAAGAGGTGCTGAAATTACTGACAACGGTCTTGCACCAGGTTCGGTACACTTCATGAACTTGTTTGAGAGTGTTGTAGATAACATTTCTCAGGGTTCAACACGTCGTGGTCGTTTCTCACCATATCTACCAGTTGAACACCCTGATATCATGGAGTTCTTGGAGATTGGTACGGAAGGTTTCCCAATTCAAGACTTAACTCACGCGGTTACAGTGACTGATGAGTTTATGAATGAGATGATTGCTGGTGATGAGGCAAAGAGAGCGATTTGGGCAAAGGTAATCCAAAGAAGAGGTGAGATTGGTTATCCATACATCATGTTCCACGATACGATGAATAACAAAACAGTTGATGTATACAAAGACAAAGGTGCAAAGATTTACAACTCTAACTTATGTTCAGAGATTGCACTTCACAACTCTGAAGAAGAGTCATTTGTTTGTGTATTGTCATCAATGAATGTTCTACACTACGACGAGTGGAAAAATACCGACGCAGTTGAAACTATGACTATGTTCTTAGATGCTGTTGTTACAGAGTTCTTAACTAAGATTGAGGACATTAGAGACAACGGAACTATTGAAGGTAAGAGAGGGTTCTTCTATTTGGAGAAAGCTTACAACTTCGCTAAGAGACAAAGAGCGTTAGGTTTAGGTGTATTGGGATGGCACTCACTACTTCAGTCACGTGGATTAGCTTTTGATACAAGAGACACCGCAAGATTGAACGTTGAGGTATTCAAACTTATCAAAGATAAATCATACGCGGCTTCAGAGAAGTTGGCTGAGATGTTCGGTGAACCAGAATACCTAAAAGGTTATGGTAGAAGAAATGTTACGTTGAATGCTATTGCACCAACAACATCTTCAGCGTTTATCTTAGGTCAGGTATCACAATCAATTGAACCAATTTGGTCTAACTGTTATGTGAAGGATGTTGCTAAGATGAAGGTAACCATCAAAAACCCTGTTTTGAAGAAAGTATTGGCTGAGTTGGGTAAGGACACCAAAGACGTATGGAACAGTATCAAACAAAACGACGGTTCTGTACAACACTTGGATTTCTTAAGTGATGAACAAAAGGATATCTTCAGAACATTTGCTGAGATTAACCAATCATCAATTATCAACCAAGCTGCGGTTCGTCAAGATTATATTGACCAATCACAATCACTAAACTTAATGATTTCACCTGACATGCCGACAAGGGATGTTAACAAACTTCTTATTGAAGCTTGGCAGTTGGGTGTGAAGACATTATACTACCAACACTCAATGAATTCAGCTCAGGCTTTTGCAAGAAAGAAATTGAATTTGAATGACTTACAGTGTGTTGCTTGTGAAGGTTAATAGTTATTTTTAACAAACAACAAATATAAAAGAGGACTTCGGTCCTCTTTTTTTTATAATTTATATTGTTAAAGTATTTATAGGTAATGGCTAATGGTAAAACATACGGAATAAATTTCCCCTTTCAGGATAGTAGGGTAGGTAAGTATCTTTCTCTTTCACAGACGGCTGATGAGGAGGTTAGGACTGACTTACTTCATTTGATACTTACAAGAAAGGGTAGTAGGTACTATCTTCCTGATTTTGGAACGAGAATTTATGAATTTATTTTTGAACCTATGGACGGTACAACCTTTCAGGGAATCAAAGATGATATTAAGTTATCTGTTGAGAAGTATATTCCAAACTTAACCATTAATGAAATAACATTGACACCATACTTAGATGATTTGGAGGCTGAAGGAATGTTGAATGAAGAAAAATTGGGTGTTGGTGGAATTTATCGTATTCCTGGTAGAGGGGTTGAAGAATATACCGCAAAATTAAGAATTGATTACACTATAACTGATGGAACATTTGATTCCAAAGATTTCATAATTATAAATATTTAATAGTAGATGGCGGGTAGAAAAATTTCATATACGGAAAGAGACTTTGAAGGTTTAAGACAGGACCTTGTAAATTATACAAAACAATATTATCCTGAACTTATAGACAACTTCAATGATGCTGCGGTTTATTCAGTATTGATGGACCTAAACGCAGCTATTGGTGATAACTTAAATTACCATATTGATAGAAGTGTTCAAGAAACTGTTTTACAATACGCCCAACAACGTTCATCAATATTTAATATTGCCAGAACTTATGGTCTTAAAATTCCTGGTAACAGACCTTCCGTCGCTTTGGTTGATTTTTCAATTACGGTACCTGCAAACGGTGACCAAGAGGATACAAGGTATTTGGGTATTTTAAGAGCGGGTTCACAAGTTTTAGGTGCGGGACAAGTCTTTGAGAATGTTTATGATATTGACTTCTCTTCACAGTATAACAATGAAGGGTATCCTAACCGTACAAAAATTCCTAATTTTGACTCTAATAACACTCTTATTAACTATACAATCACTAAAAGAGAGGTTGTTGTTAATGGTGTAACAAAAATTTATAAGAAAACAATCAATAGTAATGATGTAAAACCATTCTTTGAATTCTTTTTACCTGAAAAGAACGTGTTAGAAGTTGTTGACATCATTCAAAAAGATGGTACATCCTACCAGTCAACACCAACGTATTCTGAGTTTGTAAATGCTCAGGTAAGATGGTATGAAATGGATGCGTTGGCTGAGTCTACAGTATTTGTTGAAGACACCACAAAGCCGACAGATAAGCCAGGTATTAAAGTAGGTAAGTATATTGAGACGGATAATAGATTTATCACAGAATACACACCAAATGGGTTCTTGAGAGTTCAATTTGGTGGGGGCACTACAACACCTGATGACCAACTTGCAGAATTTGCAAGAAACGGTGTTTCATTAAGAATTGAGGACTACCAAAACAATATCGGTTTAGGTAAAACAGTTGACGCAAATACCACTTTATTTGTTAAATATAGAATTGGTGGCGGTGAAGGTAGTAATATTGGTGTTAACGTTATCAATCAATTGGGTACAATTAATTTCGCGGTAAATGGTCCGAGTAGTACCATTAATCAACAGGTTGTAGGTTCTTTATTTGTTAATAATGTAACTGCCGCTATTGGTGGTGCTAACCAACCTTCAATTGAAGAGGTGAGAAATATGGTTACTTTCAACTACGCATCACAAAACAGAGCGGTAACAGTCAATGACTATAACTCATTGATTAAAAAAATGCCAGGAAAATACGGTGCACCTGCTAAAACGTCAATCACCGAAAAAGATAATAAGATTAATATTGAAATTTTATCATACGACAGTAGTGGTAATTTGACACAAACAGTTTCTAATACGTTAAAACAAAATATTGCTAACTATCTTTCAAAATACAGAATGATTAATGACTATATCTCAGTAAATGTAGCTCAGGTTATTGATTTGGAGTACGACATATCAGTTGTTTTAGATTCAGGTCAGAACCAAGGTCAAGTAATCACACAAATTATTGATGTAGTTAGTCAATCAATGTCTCCATTATCAAGAGATTTGGGTGAAAATGTAAACGTATCTGACATTAGAAAAAAAATACAAGATGTTGCTGGAGTAATTTCAATCTCTGATGTTTCAATCTTTAATAAGGTAGGTGGTCAGTATTCTTCTTCAGAAACATCTCAAAGATATTCTGATTCGTCAACCAAAAGAATTGAATTAATTGATGATACTATCTTTGCAGAACCAAATCAGATATACCAAATCAGGTACGACAGTAGAGATATCAAAGTAAGAGTCAAAGACTTGAAGAC